TTCGTTGACAGCAGCGGCGGTAAAGGTGTGTGCTTCTGGCTCCATCACTCGCTTATGTACTATAAGGAGCTTTTCAGCCTGTTCTGGAGTGTAGGTATTTGAAGAAATGTCCATAGCATCAACAGCTTGTTGAACTATGTTGTTTGAGATTACTTTTTTGTTTAAGCCATCCATCAAAGCCACTGATTGGGCTTTGTTCACTGGAACGCCATAAGCTTTACCAGAGGTTGTCTCGACTACTTGGAAAAGCGGTTCCGCTTGATCCTCAACAACCTCTTCTCCAGCCCTTCGCGCTTCGGCTCTTCTTCTTAAATCTTCTAGTTGTTGCTCTGGCGTCAACAACTCTGACGGAGATACTTCTCTTAACTCAAACTTGGCGCTAGTGGGGAAGTAGGCACCCATACGTTCCTGTATAGTCTCTGAGTAGTCTTTGCCCCTAACTGGGCGCACACCCTCTGGATCGGCCTCAGCGGCCCTTCTCTGGCGTATTTCGGCTTCTTTTGCAGCAAGAGTTTCTGCGTCAACAACCTGTTGTTGCGCCTCTAAAGCAAGAGCCTCAAATCCAGCAGCGTCGCGTTCTAGCCCTGCTCTCGCTTGAGCTTCGGCAGCTTGAGACGCAGCTATTGATGACGCGACATAATCATCAAGCTCTTGTTGTATGGCCTGTTCTTCAGCAACTCCCGCTCTAAGATTCTCTAGATCTCTTGCCTCTTGAGCGGCTTGCTCTTGATCTTTAGCTTTTTGAGAATCTTCGGCTATCTTTGCTCTTCTGCCAGCGGCAGATGTGAGAACAAGATCAGCTAATGCGCCAACGGCACCACCCACAGTTAGGTCATCCATAAACGACTGACCAACGGGTAGGTTCTCGTTGTATAGGCCTTTTTCAATCAAATCTTGAGTTATGCCTGCTACAGACTCCTGTACGGCTTCGGTAGATCCTGACTTTAACGCGCTTTTTACGCGATCAAGAGCCTCTCTTTTTATGGTGCCATCGGCAACTTTGTCAAAGCGACGAAACAGCATCAAAGGTAATGCCATCTCGGACAGACCAACAGCGGTGCCAAGAACTATTGCAGAATCTTCTGTTGCTTGGCTTACGTCCAAACCCGCATCTTTAGCAGCCTGTATTCTTTGAGCTTGATCACCAGCACCAGCACCACCTGCTAACGCAGCAGTGCCTCCATACTCTATAGCCTTAACGCCTTTACCCGCTGCGCCAGCAACGCGAGCAAGAACGCCGGGAGTCAAGAAGGTAGCTAGTGATCCAACGCCCTCACCAAGCTTTGTAGTCCATGCGTCTTGATACAACTCATCGGCACCAAGGAAGCTTTCGTTTATGGCCTTGCGGCCATCACGGGCCAATCGGACAAGCTCGTTTTCTTCGCCACTGTCTATTAGATCATCTAGACCAACAGCGTTAGTTGCAGCGTCTGCTAACTCAGCAATACCTTCGGCAGATGACAAGAAGCCAGAAGCAAAACCACGGGGAACCGCCTTGGCAAACTCACCCGCATAGCCTAATACGCTTGTTTCTTCTTCTGGTTCCTCTATAACAGGAGCAACAGGCTCAGGCTCGACCTCAAAGTCTTGAGCAGTTGCCCACCCAGAATCTATTGATATTTGTTGAAGTTCCTCGTTTGAAACATCATCAGGAACATCAAAGACCATTCGGCCATTTGGAAGCCTTACATTCATTAGGGAGAGACTTTTCTGTCAGCAAAATTAACGGCATCTGTATTAAAGAATTGAGAGTATTGTGATTGAAGCTGACGGGCTAAATCTTTTTCTGCTTCTAATCGCTCATTTTCATCAAGATACTGGAATCTTTCTTGAATAGAACTAGAACTTATGTAATCAGCAATCAAATTAGCCAGCTTTGCTTGACCAGCAGCATCTCTCGTCAAAGCGCCTTCTCTTTCAGCTTGAGCAACTTTTTTATCAAACATTGTTCTATCTTGAGCAAATTGACGCTTCTGCTGCTCGACTCTAGCGTTTATTTCTCTTTCGCTTAACGTGGATCTAAATTCCCTTTCTCTTTCTGATTCTGCTAAGGCGCTGGCGTGTTTAGCAGCAGCGATCTCTATACTTTGCTCATAACGTTCTTCTTCTTTAGCCTTAGCCATTTCTTCCAAGGTCAAGCCTTCTGCTCTTTGTCTAGCAGCTTCAGCCATTTCTCTTCCAGAACGCTCTTCTGCTCTAGCTTCAGCGCCAATCCTAGCCTTGAGATCAGCAGCGGTTCTACCTGCTCTAGATAATCCACCAGCTAGGTCGCCGCCAGCGATACCAGAGCCAAGCTCAATTAAAGCATTAGCAAGCATATCTTTCTTGGCGTCGGCGCGAAGCTCTTCTGCTCTTAGCGCTGCTTGAGTTTCATAATCAGTTGCTTGTCTTTCCGCTCTTTGAATCATTTTTTGATAGGCTGACACAGCTTGATTCTTATTGCCAAGAGCAGCCGAAATTTGAGCTTGCGCTGTTGCTAGTGGATCAGCTTTTGCGGCGTCTTCTTGCGCTGCGTTGCTGCCAGCTATTTGCGCTGCATCTTGTGGTTGAACCTTTGGCGCTATCGCTGCCGCAGTAAACTGAGGATCTTCAAACAAATTCATAAGTTCGCGCTCTGGATCTACAGGCGGAAACTCATCAAACATCGGATCATCCAAATAGCTTGTATCCGCTGGGCCAGAGGCTGGGCCAGATCCCTCTAAATCAATGCTTTCTAAATCTTCAATCATCTTTAGATATGATCTAGGTGATTCAGCCGCAGAGAGCATGGCAAATTTATCAGGGTTTTCTTGAGCAAATTGAGCAAGCAGGACTCGGTTTGCTTCTTCACCAAACCCACTATCTAAGCCAACGTCAAAATACTCTCGCTCAAAACCTGTAAGCCCCGTTGCTCTTTCGGCAAGCTCAGGATCAAACATAGCGGTTTCTCTAGGTGGGCCTTGCCTAGAAAGGCCACCTGTGGCGGTTGGTGTGTATCCTTGAGCTAACAGAGCCTCGTACTCGGACATTGGCATACCGACTAACTCGCCACTGTATATTGTCTCCAACTCTCCGGGTCTTTGTTGAGTTAACCCACTATACAAAGCAGCGGTTGCCTCTCTGCCTGCATCCGTCAATCGTGGCCCACGATCCGCCATACCAAAGCGTCGTTCTGTTGTTATATACGGCACTTGCTGGCCTATATTCATATTTACAACACCGCCAGCGTACATTCCTTGTGGTGGCATTTGAGGCGGCATTGGCGCTTGTTGGGGCATTTGCTGAGGGACGCCCATAGCCTGCTGCATTTGAGGTTGTGGCGGTGCCAAACTAGCGATACCTTGTTGAACAATCTGATCTTTTACAGTTCCTTGAGGTTGCTGTTGCGCCTCAAAACGCTTTCTCATGTTTGATCGGCGCTGTATTTCGCTAACTACCAAAAACTGAGGGTATCGGCCATCTGGTTGTTGAGCCATACGCTGCAAAGTTTGATCAGGCATACCTTTAACATCGTCTTCAGCCTCAATGATATTTTGCATAATTAAGTACCCAATGCCTTATAAAGCCCAACGCCACCAATACCTGCGCCAAGAAGCTGTTGACCCGTTGAAGGCTGTACGCCAAAACTAGCCATAGTGCTACCGGGGGTAACAGGTAAGCCTTGGAGGATGTTGCTAAAGAATCCAATCTGCTCTCTTGGGAACGCTTGCTGACGCAAGAAGTCTTGATAGCCCAGATCAAGACTGCGCTGATCCAAGCCACGCTGAATCTCTCCAGCAGCTTGCAGATTGCGAAGCCTATCAAATGCCATCGCCTGCTCTTGACCACCAAGCGAACTAAGAAGTCTAGCTGCATCTAAAGCTTGTCCTCTACCAGCCTGATCAGCTTGCAATCCTGCCAATCCTAACTGCGCCCTTTCTTGCGCCATCCGCACGTTAAACTCTCTAGCGGCCATTGCCGCTTGGTTTTGTGCCTGATCCATGCGCTCTTGAGTCTCGGCAGCAGACAGTCCTAGTTGTGCAGCTTGCTGTTTAGCTCGCTCTCTCGCTTCAAAGACGGCTCTGGCTTCTTGTTGTTGAGCGAGTCTGCCTCTTTGATTTTCAGCAAAAGCTTCTGATCGGAAGCGTTGAGCAGCCTGATTTGCAGCTTCTTGTTGCTGCTGAGCAGATAATCCTAATTGCGCTGCTTGTTGTCTGGCTCTTTCGCCAGCTTCAAATGTCTTTTGACTAAACTGTTCTTGCGCTTGTCTTGCTGCTTCTTCTTGTTGTTGAGCAGAAAGACTAAGTTGAGCAGCCTGTTGTCTTGCTTGCTCGCTAGTCCCAAAAGCTGCTTGGCGTAATTGTTCAGCTTGTTGTAACGCTCGCTGTTGTTCAGTACCTGCCTGCAATCCAAGTTGTGCCTGTTGCAATCTAGCTGCTCTGTCAGCCTCAAATGCTTTTTGCGCCTGAGCAAATGCTGCCTGACCACCTCTAGCTTGTATATCTGCAAGCTGTTGAGACAAGTTTCGCTCTCTTTCTGACTGCAAGATGGCTTCTCTATATCCACCAAGACCCCCAGCCATAGCTGCTTGTTGAGCTATTTCAGCAGCTTGTGTGTCTGATGCTCTTTTTGCTTCCCTAGCTTCTATATCAGTGACAAGTTGCTGATAAGGATTCATGTAGCTTTGTAAAGTGGCTGCATCAGCTACAGTTCCCGCTTGAAATCCGGGGCCAAAATCAGCCTGTCCTGTATACTGAGACTGCACATCTCTAGCAGCATATCCGGGGTCTATCTGACCAGCGGTGTATCCAGAATCTCTAGTAGTCGCTGCATAATCTGAAGCGATAGTTCCGGGCGCATACGTCGGAGTTAATGTGCCAGCTTCAAAGCCCTGCGTGAGTGAGGCGTCTGTAGGAGCCGTGTATCCAGATGCAATAGTGCCAGCTTGATAATTAGAGAACTGCTGTTGTGGATTAAACCCAGCAGCTATGTTTGTGCCTATGTTTGTAGGCTGAAAGCCTATCTGAGTAGCTATGTCGCTTGCAGACCTTATCTGCTGCGGAGCGCCAGCAGCCGCCATCTCAGCCATTCCCGTCATCGCCGTTGTTTCAAACGGGCTAAAATCAGCTAGTCTAGCGCCTTGATATGTCTCATACGGGCGAGTGCTTTCATAAACTGTACGGCCAAGCATTTCCTCGTAAAAAGGCTTGGCATACTCTGGTAAATTAGTTTGAGTTACTACGCTTTCTGTTTGTTGGACGCCGCCGCCGCCACCGCCACCTTTACTCATCCTTCAAGCTCCTTTCGTAAACGACATAAGATCGTTCAAAACCGTCCTGTTGAAGCCATTTCCAGAAGCCCATCCTAGCAGTAGCCTCTATGCCATCACAGTTATTATCTTTAGCCCAATCAGTGAATCTTTCTAGCATATCCCAAACCCATTCATTGAATTTGTCGCCGCCTAGAAACTGTATTGTAAGCATCTTTTTTCCGGGGTAGGACGTAAGCTCTGTAGTGCCTACTCCGTTTATTTTGTGTTCTGAATCAAACGCCAACCAGAGGTGCTGATTCGCCAAAACAACCGAGTTAAATAGCGCTTGTTCAGTCCATCGGCCTTTAGATCTAGCAATTGCCTTGAGCAACTGACCTCTTATCTCAGGCCATAGAGTCTCCACATAATTTGGTGGAACCATAGTTATAGTATGAGTGACTTCTCTAGGAGCGTTTTTGCTGCGAACTTTAGGCTCGCGCATGATGTCCCTAGCCTTGGATTCATCAAACTTTAGTAGTGGGTTCATGCTGGCAATACTCTCTCAGAACGCAATGGCGCTGGCTGTTTAGTTGTTCCAGTCTTTTCTGTTCTTACGCGATCAAGCATTCCGTCAAGCTTTTCAACGCCAGAATCAGTGTTGCCATCGCCCAAAGAAGAAACAACATCAGCAGGGATAACGTATTCACCGGGAGACAGCGCCACAGGAGCTTGACCTGCAATAGTCCCCCCAACACGGTCATCCATACCGCCGCCTTTACCTTCTATTTTCCCCTCCGTTTGAGGGCGTCCATCAGAAACCGAAGCCAAAGCTCTATTCCTCAACATCTGAAAAGCTTCGCTACCATATTCATCCAAAAATCTTTGGATAATCACATCAGATTCCTCTTGAGAGAATCTACCAAGAACAGCCATCATTGTTTGTCCTATCAGTGGATCTGCACTCGGAGCAGCGCCACCCTCTTGCATGGCATACGTTTCGGTGTAATCAAATCCAAACTCATCCATGTTTACTGGTGATCCAAATACACCCATGTCTTTTTCTTTGTCACCAGTAAGGCCAAGATTTTCAAACTTCTTTACAGCAGCCTGATACTTCTTGCTTGCCCTGCTCATCCCTCGCCTTGGTGTTGTGGCTAAAGCAACCAGAGCATCGTAATCATCTTCCGTCATCATGCCCCCTATGCCTCGACGCATACCGGGATCAGAAGGCACATCTACTGGGGTAACGATGTCTGTAGAAGGCGCTGCATCATCTACAGTCCTTTCCTTAAAATAGCTGATCTCAGGGCCAAATCCCGGCCTGTATCCAACCTCAGCAAGTTCTTCTGCTGTCTTAGCTACTGGGCCTCTAATCTGTGCCTGTCTTGATGCAGCAGAACCAAAACCAAATCGCACATTAGGAACATCAAACCTTGGAGAAGGGCCGCCCATATCCATGCGTACAGGCTGCATTCCTAGCATTTGAGCTTCAGCTAATTGACGTTGATATTCTTGAGGGTTAATAGAAACCAACCCGCCGTTAGCGTAGTTGCTCGGATCATACGCAGCATATCTACGATTAGCACCAGATACGTCTATGCCATAGTCAGATCCGACCTGACCAAGTGACGTTGCAAGAAGGTCTTCCGCTCTCTGCTTTCTTGCTGCCTGATCTGCCTCAAATCGCCTGCCAGCAGCCTCTTGACGCCTCATCATGTCCATTTGAGATCTTTGGCCTTCGCCAACAGCTATCGGTATTAGAGAACTACCCTTCATCAAGCCTTTTCCGACCTCAACAGGATTGGTAGCCATTGCTCCTAATCTACCTCCAAACCCTAAATCTCTCACGCCTTGAGCGTAATCAGCAGACCTAGAGGCTAAAACGTTTTCAGCACCAGCAAGCGCCTCGTTTGCAGAGGACAAGTTTGGAGCAGTTACCTTAACATCCCCAATGCCCGTCCCTAACTGAGCAAGGGCATCAGCTTGACCTGCTTTTGCAGCAGCTTCACCAGCTATCTTGACGCCTTCTTTTGCAGTTTCTACACCGCTAGCAAGCTCCTTAACACCCGTTGCTGCATCTAACCCTGCTCCAAGTGCTTTACCTATACCGAATCCAGTAAGGCCGCTAATCAAACCCTCTTTAAGATCGCCAGTTATAGCCGCAGTTGTAAGACCAGAGCCAATTGCCCCAGCCAAAGCAGAACTCATTCCTGCTGCGCCTAATATGCCGCCAGCACCAATTCCTGTTAGAGCGGCAGAGCCAAGAGCGCTACCTATAATCGGTGCTAGAAAAGGCAAAAATGCCTCTGGTTGCCCAGTTACAGGGTTTGTAGTAAGCCTCCCTCCGGGGGCGAGAGAAGCTATGCCCTGCACCTCTGCTGGATTCATGTGAACCAACATACTGTCGCCGTAGCGACCATACTGAGCCATTTGCTCTGCTTGTGGCTGTAATGGTGCTGGCTGCAATTGTCCTCTTACATAATTCATTAACTTGTCTCCACCCCAAATAGGTTAAAACTCACATTGGCGGCACTGGCATAAACCTTCACCACATCCGTTTGAGAGAGGCAAATGCCTATTACAACCGTCCTTGTGGTGGTTGCTGCAAGATCCTCATCAAAAAAAATAAATTGCTTGTCATCGGCTGTTGCACCGCCAACGTGAACGCTGACCCTGAAGGTGATGCCAGAACCGCCTCGGTTGCATATAACCAAGGAGCTAACGGTTGTTTGTGTTAAGTCAGGCACTGTGTACAAAGTGGTGGTCGTAGTCGCGCTGACATCAACCTGACCAAGCACCTTGATAACGTCTGTCACGATGCACCCATGAGTAAGAACTGAAACCTACGCATAGCCAAAGATCCAGACTTGTCGCCTTGAGTCTTTGCTACATTTACGTCGTTTTCTATCTGATCCATAGCCTGTTCTATAGTTCTGCGGGTAGTCGCCTCGTTGTTAACGTCATACTCTGGCGTCGGAACAGGTAGCGGATTTTGTCTTGTAGCCATTAGCGCCTACCATCCTGTCGCATATCAAACCTAAGATCACCAAGTCTCCAACCAAAACCAGACCCGCTGCTTTCAATACGAACAACTGCGTGTCTTGCTCTTGTGCGTATATGTGATTGCTGAGTTGACGATGTAACCGTAGCTGTTGCTTGGGTTGTCGGTGTTTCTAGCGGAAAGTTGCTGCCTTTAATTGTGAAATCAACAGACGCATCTGATGTTGCTCCGCGAAAACTAAAGTCAGGAATTATCCTGCTAATCATCATAAACCGCTCACCTTCACCTATCTCTAGATCACCCGACTCAACAAACGCCGTCATCGCCTGACCGTCATCATCAAATCCAGTTTCATGGTTGTACAGGTAATTTGCGTCAGTAACCCCAGTGTTTACGCTGGATGCAATAGGATTAGAGTTCTTTGAATAACCAATCCAAGCGCCACGATCTAGTGTGCCTACAGCCCAAAGATTCTCTGCGTAGTTATAAGAAACATAGTTGGTGATTTCAGTGTCATCGGTGCCTACAGGATAGAACCAGATCACCTCAGAAAAATCATTGTTTTCTGCCGCAAAGACCTTAAACGCTTGACCTTTATTAAGGTTGGTAAAAACGTGTTCTTTAACGCTGCATGGCAAAGGCTGCACTGAGCCGTTGTAAACATAGAAGCCACCAGAGTCCATAAAGTACACGGAGCCTCTAGCGTTAACCGCAGCGTTTGGCGAAATCATAGAGATGTCGGTGCTTAACGTAGAGAACTGGAACGTGAAGGGAGCGCCAGTAAAACGCATTGAGTGCAAGCTTACATCTGTAAAAACAAGTATTTCTTGCCTAGTCTGCACGGCACCAATGATCTCTGATCCAGAGTTTATCCTGACACCGCCAGCCGTGTTTGTTGCTGTGGGCGTCCAATCTGCTGCATTCTCTTGATCAGAGAATCTAACTAATAACGGGTCAATAGTTGATGAACCAATCGGGTTGGAGCCAAAAGCAATAACGTGTTGATCTATGTCAGAAACCAAAACCTGCAAAGCAATAGTCGGCGTGTTTGAAGCCCCTGCAAGAGATCCAATCTCTATAGCTCTAGTGCTTGTACCAGAGCTTTCGTCCCAATAGTAGATGCCACCGCCTCTAGCATTGAACACCAAATCTTCACCAAAGTTGTCCTGACTAAACAAACGCAACTGCCCAGCCGCAGATATACTGCTAGAACTGCCCCAAGCGCCAGAACTCCAAGTGCCTGCTCCGAAACCAGTGCCTTGAACGAAAGTGTTCAAGCCTGTGTTAATTTGATAAGTCGCAACAGTAGAGCTGCCGCCGTTACCTGTATCGCTAGAGTTTGCGATTACCTCAGTTCCGTTTGTGTCTTTAGCTGTAATCGTAAAAGTGTTGGTCGTTGGCACAGAAGTAATCTGATACTCCTGATTTAAGACAGCGGCTGTAACTAGACCGCCCAGAGAAGCAGCACTGCTAAAAGTAACAAAATCATTAACAACTGCACCATGACCGTTCTCTGTAACTGTGATTGTTGAAGAACCGTTTGTAGCTGCAAATGTGGCATCACCCGCGCCAGATGTGAGCCTTATTGGGGTTACATCGTTGTATCCAGCGCCCTCAGCCACATAGAACTTTAGATTAGTGCCTACGCCTAAATAATTTATGGACTCTAAAGATGACCAGTTGTGCAGGGATCTACAGACACCAAGAAAACTTTGATCTGTGTATTTTTCCCAGCCCCCAATCTTTTCAACTCTGCCTTGACGAAAACGTATCTTGTCGGCATCAAACCATCCTGCATCAGCAGAATACTCTGTGCCTTCTTTGTTTACTCCGGGGGCAAACTTAATCTTACTGAGGGGCATTTTTAACGTGGCCCTCTTTGTCTGCGTTTACGCTTCTTCCTGCTAGACCTCTGATCAGGCTCAACAACTTTCTTCCTGCCTCTCTTAGGCTTAGTGACCTTTTGAGTTCTCGGCTTTACTGGAAGCAATGCTGACAAATCAGGAGCTACAAAAGGTTTAGGCGTCGCTGCTGCCCTTGTTTTATCAGGAGTGGTCACAGGCGGTAGCGGCAATGGTTTCCTCAAAGCTGGCGTAGCAACCACTGGAGGCGTCGGCGGTGGAGGTGGCGGCGGCAGTGGTGGCCTCATAATTGGTGGCTGAGGCGGCATAATCGGTGGCCTCTCAATCACAGGCGGCGGTGAAGGCATCGGTATATTTGCTGGATCACCTTTTCCGCCACCAAGCAACGAATCTATACCAACAGGCATGGCTGGCGTTGATCCACTACCTCCAGCCCCACCCAAAAGCTTGCCAATGACATAAGGCGTGGGCGCTGGTCTTCCCCCAGTTGGAACAGTCTCTGCCACTAGGTCTTCATATCCCACATCGCCGGGGGCAATTGCATTAGCAAATATACCGCCCATACCGCGCAACCTGTCGCCAAGGCTAGTTTCAGGTTCAAGAGTGGGAGTAACTGAAGCTGTAGGCGGCGGCGGTGGAGGCAACATAACTCTGTCAAACATCCCTGCCATATTCGCTTCTGGGTTAAATCCACCCATTTGCATTATTGGCGAATCAATAGCAGGTATAGACGCTACAGGAACAGGAGCCGAAGCTGGAGCAGGAGCAGCTACTGGTTCTACAACAGGTATGGTTGGTAAGAAAAATCCGCTTTCTGGATCAAAAGATCCGGGCCTTAAAGGTGAAGTAGCAAATCTATCTCTAGGGCTAAAGGTGTCAGTCTGTATAGAGGATGTTGTCTGCGTTTCTTGAGCAGCAGCCATTTCATCAAGAACCCTCTGCGCTTCTGCTGCTCTTGCCGCCTCTTCAGCAGCCGCAGCTTCAGCAGCTTCCGCAGCAGCAGCATCTGCCGCAGCCTGCTCTGCTGCTATACGATCAGCCTCTGCCTGTGCGGCAGCAGCTTGTTCTGCCGCTATACGATCAGCTTCTGCTTGTGCAGCAGCCGCTTGCTCTGCTGCGATCCTATCTCTCTCTGCTTGAGCGGCTGCTTCAGTCGCAGCAGCATCGGCAGCAGCTTGCTCTTGAGCCTGTCTAAGCATTTCAGCTTGTGCAGCAGCCGCTGCTTCTTCTTGAGCAGTCCTGCCTTGAGTAAATATGTTTGCCGTTTCAGTTGCATCAAATGTTTGGAAAGCTTGTCCAGTGAGGGGATTTATGCCTGCCATTTGACTAGGAGCTGCTTGTTGTGGGGTCAAAAGCGCCCCTGCTTGAGGTGCGCCCATCGGATTAGCGCCACCAAGGAGCGATGCAATACCTGAAGGCACACCGTAATTAGGGTTTCTTGAAAGTAGTGGTTGGCCTTGCATTTGACCGTAACCTAAAGGCAGGCTTGGTGCTGTGAATGAATTAACAGGAGTTGTTGGCGGTGCGAAACCAAGCTGTTGAGCTTGGTCGCCTGTCTGTATAGTTCTATCAAACAATGCCATTACTGATACTCTCCAGTCCTAATTATTTCGGTAACTTCAACCGCTCTTTTACCAACCTGCTGGCTCCATTTAGAATCCATAAACTCATCAGCAGCTATGTCAAACTGCTCCCGCGACATGGCTTGCAATGCTTTTACAAAACCACGCAGCCTTGTAAGGCCAAGATTGAAACAAATGTCAATCATGGCATCTTGTCGGGCTTCATTGAGTGCGCGAAACCAAAAGTAAGTATCTTCAAGCTCTTCTCGTACACGCTTTATGTCATTGGCTAGTAAATACTCAATTTCTTCCTCAGATAATCCAAGACCACCGTTTTCGTCTATATTGCGCCCAACGCCGATAGTGATCATGTTTTCCGAACATTTGTAAGCATGGCTACGCACGCCCTCATGGCGCTTCAACATTCCTATTAACTGAATACCCATTACTTCTCCCGGCTTACACCCTGCACCTTTTCGTATGATCTCATCGCGCCTAAGCCCAACATTCCCATCATAACTGGTACAAGTAGCGTAGTGTCTATCTCTGGCACCTCTACCCAGATGCCCAATATATTTGAAAGAATTGTGTTGTAAAAAAGACCCAGCGCACACACCCAACCGATACAAGGTCGCCACCCTGCAACAAACAAAGACTTGGAAGCAGCCTCAACCTTGTTGACCTCTAGCTGGCCTTTGGCAAGCTCTTGGGCATGACGCTCTGCAAGGGTACTCAACTCAAAGGCAATACGATTCTTTTCGTCTTTGTCTTCAATTACCTTGTCGAGCAAGGAAGTGGCTGGGCCTATGAGTGATCCAAGTAAGCTCATCGTTTTGCCATATACGCTGTAGCGCCAAAATACAGACCAACAATGCTTGCCTGACTAAGGAATAACATATCGCTCAAAGACGCCAAAGTGGACAAACGAGACTCAGGAATGAAGGGCAAAAGTGGTAGTAAAGCGAAAACCACCATACTAGAAAGACTAACCCAAGCCATTCGGCGTTGACTGTCTGCCTTCTCTTCTCGCAATTCAATCTCAACAAGTTCTTGATTTCTTTGTAATTCTTCATCGCTCACGACCCCATCTCCATCTAGGTCATACTGAGCATACCTTGATTTAGGCTCTAATTTCTTAGGACTCATTGTCACTCCGGTTTCTTCGGATCACGGAAGAATATCTTATTACCAGCGTCTGATTGCGGGATTTCTCGGACAGCACAATAAGTGGAGAAGAATCGGTTATTGCTTAGAAGCTCATTGATCTTGCCAACTGATTGAGCGTTGAGCGCATTGCTATACTCAAGACATGACGTGAGTTCTTGAAAATAGAACTCTTGGCCCGTAGGTTGCCCACGCTCAAGAACAATCAGCACAAAAACCATCAGCGTCATGCTTTGAGATCCACGATGTCTTGCCGAAAAACCTTTGGAATTGAGGTCAGTACCTCGCCATTGCGAAACTCGTACACAAACTCAAAGTAGCGACTCACTGCTTCCTTTTGAACAAGAGACACTCGCGAAATAGAATCTACCCTATAGGCGTCATGGATCTCCTTTGGCCTATAAAGGGGAGCATTTACACTATTTGGAAAGGGTGGTATCTCCATTACAGCCTACGTTTTTTCTCAACGGCCTGAGTTCTAACAGCCTTGGGTCTGAGCAGTTCCCAACTAAGAAGTTCTACGTCAAGCTGATGTGCGGTGCCTAAAACGCGAGACATTGTATTCTGAACGTAAACTTGCGCCCCATACCCGCACTGGCGGTAGTTGTAGCGCATCCACTCTTTTGCGATGCAGTGGCGATACTGTGGCGGATTAACCAGTTCCAACATCCGCCATTCCCTTAAATCACAATATAAATTAGGGTTGGCAGGATCATATTTTATTTCTGTTGAAGCATGATCTCTATGAGCTGTTGCAGTTTCTGATCTGACGATTTCGCTGTCTCTGCCTGTTCCGCTAAACTGTCCACGATAGCCTCTATTTTTGTCGCATTGACTGCTGCGAGTTTTCCCGTGGCTTGGGCCTCAGCAACTGTTTTTTCTACCACTGCTTCAATGCGCTCCACTTCCTCTTGTGTGGCTTGCGCTCTAGCTTCAGACGCCCCCCAAACGACGGCTCCTGAGAGAATCGCTAAAAACGCTGGCAATGCCCACGTTGGGACACGAATTCCTTCTTCTGACATTTCAACCTCCTAAAAATTGTGGCACCAAGATGCTCACTACAATCAAACCGATTATCCACCAAAGCCTATTGCCAAAGCGGTCAATTTTTTCATCCAAACTATCAAAACGCTTAGAACCATCCTTGAGGCGTTCCTCAATACGCTCGTACCTCAACGCACACTCTCTTTCATGTGTGTTGATTTCCTGTAACGCTTTATCGCCTTTGTCCAATGCCCAGACCTCTGCCATCATCAAATAGCACATTGCTACTCTTTGGCCTTACCCACATTTAATGCTAACGCTTCTATTACGGGGTAGACATATTTAGCCATAAACGCATCATCTTTCGGTGTCGGTGTAGCGGCACAAATCGCACTTGCGACAACAGACAGAGTCGTCAGAGTGGTGACGATTTCGAGCAAACTCATTAGTGTTCCTTAAACCCTTCGGGCAGACCTTGTGCTGTTTCAGGCTCTTCAACAGGTTGTACACCTTCAACGATGCTCTGAGTGTAAGCTTGCAGTAGCACGTTACGCTCTGCGATCTGCTGTTGCAGTGCAGCGATTTCACGACGGATCTCTGCGACTCTAGCAATGTGCGCCTGAGTCTCGACCTTCAGATCACCAAAGCTGTATTCTTCGTCGTTGATTACGATTTTTTGTTCGTTACTCATTACCACGGGACTCCTGTAGCTTGTGTTGCGTTACGATCAATCTGCGCTTGAACGCGAGCGGTGCGATTAGCTTCTATGCTGGCTTTGTACTCTTCAGCAGTTTCACCTTCCGCTTTATTGGCTTCCCAGATCCAGCCTAAAACATCACTCTCTTTTAGATCCGCATAGGCAATAAAATCGCTAGAAGACGCATCGTAAGTAAAAATGTTTTTACCGCCCTCAGTTGCACTTTCGCCCCCGCCAGCATCACTCTCTGCAATGCAAACCCAATATACTTTTATAACGCCGCCATCAGCGTCTACACGAGTCATGTCAGTAACTGACCAAGTTGTGTTGATAGCCATTTGCTATTCTCCTTTAAGTTTTCTCAGGTTCTACAATTACTTTACCGTCACTATCAGTCCACTCAGTATCTTTCATGTGCTGATCGTGACGCTCACCTACGACCATCCAAGAGATTGTGTCGGTGCAAGAGTTGTCCTGTGCCGTAATTGTTAAAGTGTTACCAGACACAGAACCCTTAATTGCAGTCCAACCTGACTCGTTTGATGTGAAACATTGTACATTTGTATTCAATAGGACAAAGGTTCCGTCAGTCATACCAGCGGCTGTGTCAATGTTTACCGTCGCAGATCCACCTACCAGATCGACGCTTCCTCGATAGATATTATCGGCCTGTGGTGCTTCCACAAACGAGTGAACAAGATAGTGAGTATCTGTCTTAGCGGGTAGCGGATGGTCAATTTTGAATGAGCCAGAGCCTTTAGAAATTGAGCCAGAAAATACGCCATTGGCGTTAACATTAAACTGAGTGCTACTCAAAAATGCTCTTTGAGTACCGCCGACAGTGAAACCTAAGTTATCGGCATTATCAGCATTTATTCCAGTATTTGTGTCTCCAATAAACGCAAGACCCGGAACCGTCGCGCTGCCGGGACTCACTTGCACCTGTCCGGTACTGTCATCAATAATGATTCGTTTAGTACCATCTGACGTTTGTAAGCTCAATCCACCAGATCCAGAAGCAATCGCATCTGAAAGCACCAAAGGGACTGTCATGCTTATTAACTCAGCCCCAGCATTTACATGGAACGCATGACTTTGTGCGTTGGTCTCAACACGGAAATCTTGGTCGTTACTATCTTCATTAAAGATTATGTCGGCGCTTGTAATCCGCATTCTTTCACCAATTCCAGAGCCACTGTTGGTGTAAAAGAACAGCATACCTTGGTCATCATCTGCGCTGCCAAAATGACTTCCAGAGATTTGAGAGTTAATGACAGCTTCGCCACCTGACCTAAACCCATTGAAGCGA